CCCCTTAAAAGTCCTTGGTTATCGGCGCTACCCCAGTTATTAGTAATTGTAGGAGGGTTTTCAAAGTAAGGTAAGCAGTACTTAAACCCGGTATCTTTTGTTAGATATAGTCCGATTAAAGAACGTAGATAGTTTTGGGTGAGTCTTTTCGCTTCAGCATCAGATGCTCCGGCTAAATTTTGACTTAAAAAGTCAGCGCCCCTGTTTATTAAAGACAGACCTGAACCAATACCGTCAAGTCCATTCGCAGCTAGCTGACTTAGTATACCATTATCTTCACCATCGCCCAATAACCATTGTTTCATCTGGCTTGTAACTTCCTGAGCGTTTTCAATATCCTTCTGTGCAGCTTTAAAGTAATATAAAGCTTGAGATAGTTGCGAGTTAAGAATTTGCTCTTTCTCGACCATAAAAAGGTTTGGTATTTTTGCAATTGCAGCTTGTGTAAGGGCACTCGAAGTACCACCTGCAAACCAACTAAAATCGCGTATAACATCGATACATGTTGATTTAGGTATAGGTTTTCTATATACGTCGTCATTAGGAATAGTAGTATCTTGACTACCACTCTTTAAAAAGGTGGCTAACCTAGCTTCCTTTACATCTTCAAATTTATCTATATAATACATAATTATTATGCGGGTTGCTCAGAGAAAGTCTTCCTGATACTTGATGTTGTATTTTGAGCAGCTCTACCAGACTGAGAAACTTGCACAACTGAGCCCTTCGTCTGATTTATACTCGTATTGGTAGCAATGACTCTTAAGAGCTCCGTCTGATCTTGCGCTATTTGCGCGATCCTCTTATTAATGCTTACTTCTTGTTGTAATAGAGTATCACTAAGCTTGTTACCACCACTCTTAATAGCGCTATCGATAAGCCTATCAACAGCACCACCTTTCTTCATTCCTAGCAGATCATCCTGATTATCAAGACGTGTAATGGAGCCGTCACTGTGTTTAACAAAATCAGTAAAGGGTTGATTAAAGATTATATCATCTCGGTTCCATTCCTGATCAACCTCACCCTCATTCTGTTGGTCTTTCTGTTTAAGGTTAACCTTAAATATGTCTAACACTGTTGAACCTACCCCTGACAAGTCAGCACCTAAAGTATCTAAAAATTTATTCATAACCCACCTGCCTGCAAAATCACCACCAACAGCACCAACGAAAGTACCAAATCCCGGTCCGAGAAGTGCAGAACCAATAGCAGCACCAATAGTGATACCTCCAATAGCACCTACCCCCTCTAGTACTCTTCTACCGATTATTTGGTCTAGCTCTGCCTTATCTATCTGCCTGTTCTTATGCATATCTATTGCACTCTTAATATCATAAGTGGCAAATAATCCCTCTATTATTGTACTCAACCCCGGTACCCTTTTTAGTATGCCACCCATTTTTGATAGAGAAATATGTTTTGAAATTACACCACCCATAGCCGCTAATGGCGCCCTTACTGCTGCAGGTATCATAGCACCTGCACGGGTAGCCACATTCCTAGCGGCTGTCTTAGTCTTATCCCACCATGTAGGTCCCTTTGATCGTGGTTGTGTCATTGTTGTACCGGCAGCTCCCATTGCACCGGGGGCTGTTCTCCCGGCAGTTGCAGTAGTTCGTGGAACCGGTCGTCTAGCCGCACCTGCCGCTGCTGCTCCACTAGATAATAAACCTAATTTTACTAGCATTCTAGTCACAGCGCGCATCATATCATCTAAAAGAGTTTTTAGTGGTGAAAGCAGCTTAGTTAACTTTTCTTGTAAGAAGGTAGCCGCGGTGCCTAACACGCTACCTATTAACATCAGCAGTTTAGATAAGAAACCGTCTTTACTCTTTTCTTTAAGTGTAACGTCTTTCTCTGAGCCACTAATACGCATCTTTTCTGATACTTTAGCAGCTTGTAGTTTTTCCGCCTCAGGTCCAGCAAAAACAACGTCTTTAAATATACCAAAAACTTGTTTAAATCTAGATGTTTCATTACTAGATAGAGATGAGTCAACCTTGAGAATCTCCTTAAGATCGTCTCCCTCGTTGTCTTTTATGACTGCATTAGTCCCTTTAACAACCCCACGTTCACCACTTATACCCATGAGACCGCTTATCATCTCACGAGCGTCTGAGCTAATTATACCAGTGTCGTTACTTTCCACATATTTATTTAATCACTAGCCAGGAAACTCGCGTCAATTTCTACAATAGTTCCATCTTCTAGCGTTAAATTCTTCTCTTCTTTTTTCTTAAACTCACCAATCCATAGCAGTACCTCGTTGTTAAGCTTAAGGGGTAATGATTCGACTAACTTCTTACTCTCATATATATTAAAATCATCAAATACAAATATATTGTCACCGAGTTTTACACTCTTAATAAACTTAACTACTTCATGAGTAACTGCCATATTCAGGGTCTCCTTTTCCTTTTTATTATCAGTTAGTTTAGATAGTTCCGATATTAACTTTTTATTAATAGCAGTATCTCTAGCTAATGTAGGTATAACTACCTCAACTGTAATACCGTTATACTCCAGTACATCTTCATACTTAAAGTCGAAGGATGGCTCTGGTAACTTATTAAGATCGTGTCGCTCATCATCAACAATATAATTATTACTAAGTGACTCTTTTCTAAGACCAAGAAGAACATAAGACCTATCCGCTAAGGAGAACTCTACAGGCTCTTCACAATTATCCTTCAGGATATCATTATATATGTTATTACTTTTGATTACCCCGGTAAACCCTTCAAATGCTGTTTTAAGTACACTCTTATGCTGCTGCACATTAAACAAACTAAAATTATAACTCTTACCCTGTGAAGGTACTGTTAATTCAGTCTTGTTTTTCTCGCTTAAACTATCTAAATCCTTAATGAAGTTGCTTAAAGCTTCGTTGCTCATGGCTTTATTTATACCAAGTATTGCAATACTCAACCCATTAGTCGTTCCTTTTTCTCTATCTCTTCATTTTCTTTTTGAACACGCTCAGCATGTATCTTTAGTAATAACTTAACTTCATTAAACGTTAAATTGAAAAAATCACCAGACCCGTTACTTATAAACTGATTATAATTATAAAGAGTCTCATAAAAATATAAAAGATCTAGTTTGAATATAGAGGTCATAAAGTATATAACACCATTACCTATAACGTTAATGTTTATTTCAGATATATCAAAATCCTTATTTTCTTCTATTATTGTCAAGTCAAACAGAGAGTTTGATAAATCAGTTAGATACTCTTGTATGAGTACAAACATGGCTGTAGGTAACCTATCTAGTATTTGATTTTTTTCGTCATAACTAATAGATGTAAAGTCTATGATATTATCTTTATATCTAACCTGGCGTATTGTGTATTGGTATAAATCATCAATACTTTGAAAATACGAACCTACAGGTATATCTACTAATACGGTTAAACCATCTACAGATAATTCCTTCTCAACGCTAGTATGGTTATCTAATAGTTTTTCAAGTATATCATCTATACTATAAGATATATCAACATCATCCTTACCTACGAATGCTAATTTACTACCAACGAATAGCTTCCTTACATACAACAGAACAAAGAATCTATCAAATATATCTAAGTCAGGTGTTAGGTATAATTTCTCAAAATATAAGTTTAGACCTTTAAAGTCACTGTTATGACAAAACTTAAGAATAGGTAAATAATCCTCATTATTCAATTCATTTACCCTCATGGTCTTACCACTAGGTAAGTCTAGCTCTATACTGAACACAATATAGTTAGTTGCAACTCCTCTAAAATCAACGGGCTAGTGTAGTAACTTATACTTAGAGAAGGTAAAGGATGTTGTTCTCTCTAAGTCGTCTTGTGTAAGCTCATTGTAGCTTAATTGATCACCCTCGATATTAATAGGAGCACAATCTTCAAACAGATAAGATTTTCGTTTATTGTAGTGACTACCGAACTTAATAAATTGTGATTGTCCTTCATAACCGCTAGGGTTACGTGAGTGTAAGTTAATTTGTATATCACACTTTAAGTCACGTGCATCAAATTCATCTTCAATTAGACCATAGTATGATGTCGCAACTAACCATGGTCTAATAAACATATCAACAATATCCTTATTCTGTTCTAAAAACGTTATATCTAGTTTATTACCGCTACCGTAATCAACTCTACGGTCACCATAATAGCCAGCTACAAAACCACCTGAGCCTTTAACTGGAAGTGTACCTACTGTCACTTGCTCACTCGGAAGAGCTACTGACTGTGCAAAGATAAATCCAATATTATCGTCTGATCGTTTATCGAATAGGTTAGGTATAACAGCAAACCTCTTATCGTCATAATCCTGTAGTACCCGTGCAACAGATACACCAACACTCTCCATTAATGCTCCCATACGGCCTGTAAAGTTAACAGTCCATAAAAATTTAGTCGGTATATCATTATCCCAAGACCGGGAAAGTGAATCGAGCCGACTGCCTATAGGGTCAACAGACATATATTAGGATTGAGCAGCGCCAGTCTGTTTGTAGAAGTGATATGACATAGTTACATCCATCTCAACTGTAGTACCAGTACCTGTAGCCATTTGATACTCAATAGCGCCAATATCACGAATTGAAGCACCATATAACATGTAATCAGAAATAGGCTCTAGCTTCTTATTGAGCTGCTGTAAGTGAATATAGTGCTCTTGAGTAGGTGTAGAATACTGACCGGTTGATGTTGAATCATCAAAGACGATACGTGATGCAGCTTCCATTTTGTTTCTTAGTTCAGAATTTGCATCTAAGTAAAACTTAAGATTAAATGCCTCAGATCCTGGATAAGTAACACTACCTGGAATATTAAAGTTCAATCCCATATAAGGTGTTTGAATGTTACTAATATTTCTTGCAGGTAAACTTGCAGCCTTGGCGTAAACTAACTCACTAGGCTCTAGTCCTACACCACCCGCTAATACGATATCGTGTACCCTAAAAAGAAAGTCACGAGCAAAATCTCTCGATTGAGCGCGATCGTAGAAGGTCTCTATGTTCTGATTTGATCTGAAGTTTGACATATAATTATTTATAGCATTAAACAGCTTTTATTACATTTTAACACAAAAAAAGCCGGCCCAACGGACCGGCTCTTGTTATTAAGTATATTAACCTCCTGCTAACTCCTGGAAGTTTGCGTCTGTTCTTGTTGCATAGAAGTTGACTAATATAAATTCAGCTGTCTTAACTGGCTTAAGATAAATATCAACTACCATCTCGTTTTGGTCAATAACCTCTGGAGTGTTGTTTCTTTCATCACATACAATCAAGTAATCGTATAAACCATCATCAACCTTAATTCTTTCGAACGTAGGTGTAAGAGTGTTAACAACTCGTGATCTTGTAAACAGTGTATTGTTCTCAAACAAGAAGAACTTCATAGTAGACTTTGTAATCTTCTCAAGATATAAGAACGTTCTTCTTACGTTAATTCTGTCAAACGCACTTGGCTTCTTAAGCAGTGTCTTCTGCCCAAAGAATACATTACCTCTATCTTGGAATGTAGCAATCGGGTTAAGATTAACGCTATATAAGTCATCACGTTGTCTCTGGTTAGGTGTTACAGCAATGTCAACCGCATCATTAATAATACCGCGATTGAATCCAGCAGGTGCACCCCATGGTCCGATTTGAGCATCTACAGAAGCCATCTTAGCAGAAGCAAATCCAGAAGATGGTACGTAGATAAACAATCCGGAGTAACTATCGTATACCTTCATGAAGTTTGCAAACACTGTAGCATACGAGGTATTAGCTAATTCAAACTGATGTCTTAGTGCCCAGTATACGTCTGTGTAGAAGTTCTTTGACTTATCATCAAGAATCTTACTATCCTTACCAGATACTATCACTTGGCGAATTGGGTCAGCAATGTATAGTACATCACCTCTTCCACCGTCCTTAGTAGGTCCGCAGAATGTATTAAATCTATTGAAGATTGCCATGTAGTTGTCTCTAGCATCTCTACCTAACGCCTCTAAGTCTCTAGATGTTCTTAGCGCTTCGATAGCAGGAGTTGTTCTTGTATCATCAAACCCTAGCTCCTTAAGACCAGCCTCAGCAGTCTCGGAGTAAGTGTTAATGGTACCCAATCCAGCCTCAGCAATAATATCGATGTTAAACTTCTCATCGTTCTTAACACGCTCTAGAGCTCTGTCTAATTTAGCAGGAACTTTACCAATCTTCTTATCAGCGAGATTAGTCTCACCATATACACCAATCGGGAATAGTGAATCTGCTAGCCCTAACGTACTAGTTAGATATGCTAGGTCATCAGTTGTACCTACACCGGCAATGTCTAGCGATACATCACCAGAACTAACTGCATCAACAAGTGACTGTGTAAGAACACGGATCTTTTTCTTAGGAGTACCATCGTCATTAAGCTGAATACCTGCAATCTTATCAGATAAGAAAGGGTTAACTAAAATATCAATGTTTCGTGAGCTGTTTTCCTCTGTCTCAAGGAAGAAGTTAACAGGTGCACCACCATTCTCGGCATTTCTCTGCCTGTACTGACCAATTGAACCGTTGTATCCTTCTTCAAGTAGGTAATCCAATCCATAAGCGTCCTTTGAGAATACTGATTGTCTTATTTTAAATACTCCTACGTTGAGAGTATCATCAAACTCACGTGGAGAAATATCATAAGAAGCGATTCTGTCCTCCATTACTTGCGAGACGGAGTTAGTAGCAGGGTTATCACCAAATTCTGGAGTAGCTGTTAGAGAGAATTCAAATCTTGTATCTGGGATTGTAGTAAAGTTAGTACTACCAGCATCACCTGCACTTCTTGTAGTGGTTTGAATACTGTTAATTGCATCAAAGTTACTAGCAGGGTTAATGTTTGTATTATCAGCTAAGCCGATGTAGTAGCCATTAAATTGACCATCCACAATAGTTTGTCCCTTGTTTATAACAATAACAGCTGCACTTGAAAGAGTTTGTAGAGAAGTGAAATCTTCAGCTGAACCTGCAATATTAGACCACCCACCTGTAAACAAATCACCACTTGAGAGTCTTAAGTATTGCTCTTGTGTAATTTCGAATTGCTTAGGCTTACCAATGTAAAATGCTTCATTCCTACTAAAGTCATTAACTGTCTCTTGAGTAGCATCAAAATCAGAAAGATAAGCAGTAGTAGACTCGTAACGAGGATTCTGACCTACACCGTTATCAATCCACTGATCAAATTCATCAGTTAAGTCTGTATACAAAACATCAGCAGAAGAAAGGCCGTTAGTCTCAGCATCACCATCAATTGGTCCAAATACTGTGATCTCAGCAGTATCTCTTTTACCAATAGCTGCTGGATACGCAAGAACGCCTACCTTGGATCCAAATCCCTGACCTTCTTCTTCACCGTAAGGTAGTCTATTAACTAGTACCCGTCCGGTAGAGTTAAGAGCAGCTTTTACCGTATGGTAAAAATATCTCTCAGCCGGTGTTCTTGGCATTCCGTAAATCTGCTCAAAGTCTGTAATACCAGTTACACCAACCACTTCATCGGTTGGTCCTTGATTCGAAAAGCCTGTAATATATGTTGTTGTTCCTTGTGAAACTGTCCGTAGTGATAAATCACTCTCTCTGATTTCAACTCCTGGAGATTGTATTGTCCTTCTAGCCATAAAATTATTTATGCCTATTCAGTTAAAAGTTGCTATATATTTAGCAGTTTAGTGTGTATTTGGGAATAAACAAACGTCATACTACTCTCCATTTGATCTGACTCTCTATAATTGTAGTTTATGCCACCTATTGTAATGGGAAATGCATTTTTATAAGTAAATTCAACCTTTTTATTATTGAACTCATCTAACCCAAATAAGGTTATATCTGTCTGATAGTCTGAATATTTAAACGGACCTGCTACTGCACCATCTGTTATATTCTTCTCAGCTAGATCGTCCTCATCATATAAACCAGTTTTATCATCATGCATTAAATCTAACCACTTATAGATCGTCCAATAGTTGTTAAATTCATTATCAACTGTAAAGTCAACAGTTACAGGTGGATATGGCTCACGTGAATGTGATGAATTGTATAGGTTACTACCACCATACGGTATTTGTATAGCAGGAACTGTTAGTTCTGGTACAACAACCCCATAAACAGATACCTGAAAAGAATCTTCATTAACATTATAAGTGGATCTTTGACTATTTTTATTTACTTTTCTTAAAGCTGGTGGAAGCTGAAAAACAAGTATAAATTTATCTAACCTATTTTTATTGAGGTGAGATTGCGGATTTTTGTTTGTAGCCATATTATTATTTATTGTAAAGGTTCATAACCAAACATAGATAACTCATCCATATCCATCTCTGCTTGATTTTCACCCATTCCGAACACCATTGGTGGTAGCGCGTTATTATTATCTCCAACTATTTCATTATCTAAATATATTGAGGTAGCATCTTCGAAGTACTGAATACCGAAATCCATCTGATCAATAACACACGGTTTACCCATACTATCAAGCTCTGCTATTTCGAAGAAGCGTTCTGTTATTTCCCTCTCCAATATAAAGAGAGCATATAACAGAGACATTACCATATCATCATGCTTACTCTGCCTTGCTTTCCATGTACCGTTTGGATATCTAATAAAGTTCTTAAGCTCCATTAATGTCTGCTCATCTTTAATTGTAACAGCACGCGCCTCGTTAATATAATAACGCATATTTAATACACCTTTGTACTTTGTATTAGTATGTGCAATCATGCCCTGCATAACGTTCTTACGGTTAGCTGCTTTATTACCATAAGATACTATCTTCTCATACCCTAAATCATTATATAGTCTATCAACAACTTGCGCACCACAATTGTTACGCTCAATTAAAGCTAACGGTGATCCGTAGTTTTTTAATATAGAATGTACCTTAGCAGTAAACTCAAGTGGAGGTATTTGGTTATTATTATAGCATGCTACCTGTCTAATGTCTCTGAGATCGGTTATATCTAGTATTTGTACGCATGATGAGTCAGCGCCCACTCCTTCAGCTGTATCAACACCAGCTACATATAGTCTAGATGGATCAGCTTCTTCCCATATCTTATACGCACCGTCATCAAGCACGATTTTAGGATCACAAATTTCAGTCGCCATCTTCTCAAATAGCTCTGCATCAATAGTTGATTCACCAGTTTCAATCCACTCACACTCAAACTCCTGTCGCCAAGCATCTACTGATCCGATTGCCTGTCTTGTATTCTCAGCCCATGCTTCATCTCTGCCAGGTACCTCATTCCAGAGTATCTTATCATATCCCCATCCGTTAGTGCCTTCTTCAGCACCAGTATATAATGTATGAAAAAGGTTACCTGTACCATTTGCAGTAGAACATACAAATACTTTAGATTTCTTCGATGATGTAATAACAGGAAAGACTGATTTCCAGAACTCTTCAACCAAGTGAGGTTCAATGAAAGCCATTTCGTCAATTACAAGACAGTTTACAGATTGACCCCGAGCAGCTGTACCAGTTGTAGTTGTAATACCTATACGACTGCCATTCTCAAGTGTCATAGATGTCTTTGCATACTCTTTAACAGGCGGCTTAAGCCAGTTAGGTAACTCCTCATATGCCATTCTAACCCTCTGAAAAATCTCAATAGCAGTAGCCTCTTTGTTCGCTACTAATAGAATCCTCTGATCCTTCGTAAAGCATGCCTGCCATAATAGGAAGATAGTCATCATTGTCGACTTACCTATCTGTCTAGATGCTAATAATACAAAAAACCTATTATCACGCATCTTTCTAATAGCGCGCTTTTGACATGGGTGTAGCTGAATTTTTTCCTTACCTCTATCTAGGTTAATAATATGAAAGAAGTTCTCAGCAAAGTATAGTATGTTCTTACTAGCCTTTTTAAGGTCTCGTATTTTGTCCTTGGTCCACTCACCCTTCCAATTCGAGTTTGGAAGGTTGGTATTACCCATGTAGAACATATTATTTTCTTTTCCCATTGAAAATATTTATACCTAGACATAAATAAATATATGTCTAAAGATGATATTAATAGCTTAGGTTCAGTATACGGGGGTATGTTGAACGGATTGAAGAAGGATCTTATTAAGGAAGGTAAGATAGGTCCTAGTGAGATAGGTGATGCTGCTTTACAAACCGGAGGTCCAACTAAAGAAGGTGGTTTTGCAGAAGCTGAGGTAGATATCGAAAAACTTACTGATAAGGAAAAAGAAGATAACTTATATAATATTAACAAGTTGTCGTATACTAGTAGTTATATGCCTGAAGAGGATGAGGAAGGTAAGCATGATGACAAAGATGGTAAGAAAGAGAAATGCGACTATGTTGACTGTGAAGAAGACAAAGAAGATGAAGAGGATGCTGAAGAGAAGATTGATCTTATGAATGCTTTTGATAAGGGAACAGATCCAGAGGATAAGGATACTGATGAAGATAAGCTTATTGATAAGAAGCTTTTTGGTGATGAAGAGGATGCTGAAGAACGGAGCGATGGTACTGATGACGGTGAATGTGAAGAGTGTGGTGGCTTAGGATGTGAGCCATGCAATGGTACAGGTGAAAAAAGCGAAGAAGATGAAGAAAGTTCACAAATATCAGAGAAAATCGCACAAGATGGCTTAAATAATTTTATGAAACAAAAATCACAGTTTGATAGTCTCTACAATAAGGTCATGGTTTCAGAAAACTTTGACGAGATGGAATCCGAAGATTTTGATGCTCTTGGTATTGATACCGAGGCACAAGATGAAGTAGAAGGTGGTGATGAAATCACCGTTACACTTTCAAAAGACGTTGCACAAGCACTTTGCGATGTTCTCCAAGCTGCCATGGGTGAGTCAGACAGTGAAGACGGTGACGAAGCTGAAGCTGCTACTGAAGGCGCATTTGGCGAAGAAGACGAAGAAGGTATTGATACTGGTTCAACACACAGTGGAAAATACGATGACGGTAAGAATAACAAGGTAGGTGATCTTAAGACCGCTGCTGCAGCTACTGCTAAAGGTGCTGATAGTAAGCTTGATAGCGGATCTAACCTCAACACTTCATACAACGACGGTAAAAACAATAAAGTCGGTAGCCTTTCAACAGGTACCCGCGCTGTAGATTAATTTGAAATAAAAACATAAATTAAAACCTGTTGAGTCGTATGATTCAACAGGTTTTTTATTAAATACTATTATGATTACCTTTAAGGAGTACTATCAAGGAGACAAATATAGTGTTGCTCTTGCATCTCCTAATAATGGCAAGAGTATGATGAGGGGTGATAGGAAGCATCAGAACCTGATGAAGAAGGACCACCTACATAAAAGCCCGTATATTAACAACCTTGTTAACGGTGGAGCTGCTCAAATTAAGTTAATGGGTCAACCTCTGCTTAATACACTATCACAGTATGGAATGGACTTCCAACCCGGTAAAACTAAATCACTTGGTAACTCTCATGTTGAGGTGAAGATGTTTGAAGACGAGGAGGGTAATCAGTGCGGAATGTTAACTAAAAAGTAAAATGGCAGAGTGTAATCAATCTAGACTAAACTGCACACCAGACGAGATTATGTCTGTTGCTAATGCAGCCTGTAGTAGTATAGTTAGTCCTGATGGTTATAACGCAGAACAGTTGGTCTTTGATCAATCCTTTAATGATTTAATTAACAATTTTGGAGTTGAGGTGGACTACTATATACATACGTTTAACTTTAGGAGCGCTGACACTCTCTACGGGGAAGAGCCTACTGCAGTACTTTACGGTCCAATACCTGTTAAAATGTACATAGAGCTCAGCAATGAAGGACTAAGCTTACAAAAATTCGGTTTTGATACTCAAGATGACTTTACCGGGTATGTACATATTAAGACATTTGAAGATACATTATCTGCTAGAGACTTATTCATCCGTACTGAACGTGGTGATATACTACCACTATCAGATTATGTAGATGAGCTTGAGACAGAAAATGGTTCAATTGATATAGTAACTGAGAATGGCTCAGAGCAGCTTATTATAAATGATACATTATCGGATTCTTTGACCGCGTTATATGGTCAAACAGAGTATGAAATTATCGATAAGTTTATTGAGACTAATCATAAGTTAGAACCTAAGTCTGGTGATCTCATAGACTTCGTACAGCTAGGTTGCGATAGACCTGGTGATAGGTGCTCAAAAATATTTGAAGTAACTGAGAGAATGGATCAAGATATTGCTGGAGGGCTTAACCCAGCTCTTGGTCATTATGTATGGAGGTTAAGAGCTAAGAGATACGAGAGCTCGTTTGAGCCAGGCGCGCCTACAGAATGTGAAAACGAACAAGTTCACGATAATCTGTTTAATGGAGTAACTGATACAGATATTGCTACAGATGATGTTTCTGAAGCTAAGTCGTATCCAGGAGATATAGACGTTAAGTCAAAGGATATATTTGATATGGATGTTAATGATACCGATATTTACGGATCGTATTATTAACTAACTCTCATCCATACATATACACCATACTCCGGTGGGACGTTATTGTGGGATTTGCTACCACCTGCATCCAATATACCTCTATTACCTGTGTTATAACTTGAACCGGGTAGATGTCTCTGCTCTGGATCATCGTTAACCAGCTCAAAAGGTGACGGGCTCTGACTGTTGACATTACCATTGGCTCCAGTAAATCCATGCCTATGTACAGGCATTTCTTGTTGTGTTAGAGTGTGTTTGTATGCACCTCTGTTGCCGTTACCTGCATTAAATGTAGGGTCACCTTGATCACCCCTGTTACCTTGACCAACTAAAAATCTACCTTGTGATGTCTTTTGCCAAGTTCCAATACCTAAGAAGGAACCTGGATTATTGTTATTCACAGTCATGTATACAGCACCGATTGGATACAGACCACCTAAAATCTCATTCTTAATAGCCTGAACATCTGTAAACCAGTCTGCGCTATTACTCTTAACTGTAGTATATGTACTATCCCATGTATCGCTATCGTCTTGTACTCTCTGATATGTATCATTCCAGTTACCACTTACAGCCGCTATAGGTGAATCATCGTATTGAGTTGCCCATACTCCACTCAAGCTACTAACTTTATCATAAGCAATATCCCAAAATGTTTGCGCACCATCAACTCTTTGATAAGTTGTCTCCCAGTTAGCACTATTAGATTCAACTGTCGTATAAGTATATGTCCAGTTAGGATCTATGATAACAGGCTCTATGCTGTTAATAATATACTCTGTAATACCACTTACCGGTGTAACGTAGTTTGTGTTATCCTCTACTATAGGTATTAGGGATTGCTGATTAGGCTCACTAATTACTCCAAGATCTGTGAATTTAAGAATGTTCATATGTTTATATTTATGTGTCTAATGTAAATTAACCCAACAACACCCAAGTAGTTCCGTCCCAGCCTCTAAATTCCTTAGTAACATTGTCAAAGTATATAGTACCTTCGTCCGGAGTTATCGGTTGAGCATTACCCTTTAATACTAGCGCATTTCTAACAACTGACTTACCGGTATCAGTGACATAGAAGTCTGCTCCAACACCACCATTATCAGCTAACCGGTTTTGATTACCAACTAATCCTATACCCTTATTTTCAAAGCCACCGGGTGAACCAGTACCGTTAGCTGTTATAAAGCCGCCATCACCACCAGCAATTGTAGATGCAACATATATGTTACCCTCCGTAGTCAATATACCATTGGACTGAGGGGTCTCGTTACCAATACCAACACGACCGTCAGCATCAATAATAAATCTATTAGTGAAAATACCATTAGTTAAGACCTCATCCGGAGTCATGCCGTCGGTGATACCAGAATCACCAATAGTATCAAATCTAAATTCACCTGATGCTATCCGAACCCGGTCAGGGCCGGTGGAGGGAGCCAAAATACCGTTATCATTACCGTTGAATATGATTAATTCACTTTTCTGTACTGTACCATCATATCTACGTTCACCTATAAATGCGCCAGTATCAGCATACGTACCAGCGAAACGAATGTAGTTATGATTAGGTAGTAGTCCAGTCGCATCGGCAACCTTTTCACCAACCATTATATTACCTTTAACGTGTAGCTGTTCTAGTGGGTCTAGTACATTAATACCAACTTCACCACTATCTGATATTATCATCCTCTGAGTTGCTACAGGATCACCACCAGTAACGAAGGCTAAGCCGTTATCTTTCTGTATGATTCGTGTATCATGTCCCTCACTACGTGAAGTTTTAAAGTCAATATATGGATTATCAGTGCCTTGGCCGTCGATTATTTCTAAACCACCAACATTTGAATTAAGGTTAAATCCTGACGCTGGAGTAGATCCACCTGAAAGGCTCATATTACCAGTACCAATAATATTACCGCCTACAGTTAAGCTACCTCTTGTATAAGTAGCACCACCATCAGTAACATATAAATCTGCACCAACTCCACCACTTTTAATTAGTCTACTACTATTACCACATATACCAATACCACCTATTGTACCATCTTGTGTAATAAATCCAGCACCACCTATAGTAGCACCAAGTAAGGCAATATCACCATCTTGTATCTGTAGCTTATTCTGTGGATTGAGCTCACCTATACCAATATTACCATTACTAGAAATTACAAGAGCATTACTAATAATGCTACCATCACCTCCAACATCGAAGGCTAATTTACCAGTTGTAGTAGACTTAATGCGTGTATCATAATTATTAGCTGAGCTTTTAAAATCAATGACTGGTGTACCACCATCTTTTCTAAGTTCTATCCTACCATCTGGAAGAAGTCTTGTTGATGTTCCAGTGCCTCTAGTACTGATAGATGCATTTGAGTCTACGTGACCATCAACATTAACAGTACCTTCAATGAACATTTCACCATTACAAGCACTAACCTGATTTAGGAATAATGTTGTATCACAGTAGACACTTCCTGCACCTCCTAGGGCGTTAATATCTACCCACTGACTTGAGCTTTCATCCTCGTCAACATAGTACATGAATAAGTCACCGTTAGTTGAATCGAACCATAGGTCACCGTTAGTTAAATCTTCTTGAGCTGGTGCAGTCGCTGAAACATTTACACTTGTGGACTTTTCCCATACAGCACTTGACGTTTGTACTACTGTTGTTGTGTCACACCACTCTTCACTATTACCACAACTAGCAGATAATACACCAGTAACTATCGCATCACCATCTGGAGTTATGCGAAGTGACCGTTGCGTATTACCATCACCACCGGTAAAGAAGTCAAGGTTATTGTTAGCATTACTCATTATACGTGAGTCAAAATCTGTACCTAGAGCAGCCTTAAAATCTATTAATGCTCCACCACCATCTTTAGCTAATTCAATTGTTCCAACGTCTCTGATGGATGCAGCAGAGGTTCCAGGATCATCAGTTATTTTAATAGTACCACCCTTTATAAAGAGTTTGGTACTAGGTGTCTCAGTACCTATTCCAACGTTACCTCCCTGAGCTACATACAGGTGTGACTCAGTAAGAGAGCTAGCTCCAGCACCACGCAAACCAATACCACTACCGGCTGGTCCCTGCCCAATATACCCCCAGTTATTATTACCATTTGTATCAATCGCAATATCACCACCTTTAACGGTTACTTTGCTTATTGTTTGATCCGTATTAACTGATAAGTTTCCTCTAGTTACAGCATCACCAGCACTATTAACATACAAATCAGCCCCGTCTCCATCATTTTCAATTAGCTTGTTTGAAGCACCAGCCAGTCCAATACCACCAGCCGTTCCATCCCGAGTTAGGAATCCTAATCCACCGTTTTCAACACCGGATAAGCCAACCCAACCTACATCAACCTGAACGTTACCCTGTACATTTAATGCTTCTGCACCTCTTTGCAGTGATCCTACTGTAACCTTTTCTGCTACCTCAACAGAACCACCAACTTCAAACCCACTCAATTCTGATATAAGTATGTCTTGATAGTGAGTAAATGACGATAAACTATGTATCTCGGTAGCAGTAAGAGAATTAATATTACCTATACTGCTGTTAGACATGTCAATAGGTGCACCATTACAAGCACTAACGGTACTTAAATATACTGTTTCATTACAAAAATCACCGTCCCAGAAGTCGCTTAGAGTATTAACTGTACTATATACGGAATCCCATTGACTAGATGTAGCAGCTACTGAACTATAAACACTATCCCAAAAGAATGATCTATTAGATACTGTTATGAACGTGTCTTGCCATCCACCTGAGAGCGCTGCAAGATTATCTATACCAAGACTGACGTAGTAATAATCACCAACCTCTTGTATGTCTGTCTTGTATGTAATAGTATCGCGAGCTATAGCAAGCTGCTCTGACCCGTTTAACTCAAGACTAAGGTTTGTGTTATTTGTTATCTGTGGTAGTTGTGAAATAGGAATTCCTGGGACCATACCATTATTTAATAGATACAATAATATTTGCCGAGATAATTAACCATAAAACTACCATATTACATATCAAATTAGGTGATTAATATTGAACCATATACTCCACCATCGTAACTATAGTCATTACCAACACCGGTTGCAGTTGGTGTCACCGTATTACCGGCGACAAGTATGGGAGTAAAATCCGTCGCGAAGTCAGCCGGTGTACCGTAGTTGGTATCTATCGTACCGAAAGAAGCCATCTCTATCGCTCCAGACGTTCCATCAGATGGTGTACTAATTACCGCCGGTGAAGGCATGTATATATGCCCATTACCGTAAACCCTAACCCCAGCTGTTATGTTGTTTGTAATATTCACATTCGAAATCTTAGCGTAGCTATTACGTCTTACAGATATTACAGCATCAGTGGTACCGTCCATGCCACAGAAGTCAGCAGTAACGTTAATCGAATCATTTTCACCAAAGGATGAATGATGCCTTATCTCTATTCCATGGTTTTGAATCTTAAATAAATCAATATTATTAATCTCACAAAATGAATTATAAATATCTACTCCCTCATTACACCACACGATAGTCGCACCAGGATTCGTACTAGATCTAAATAGGGATCTACCACTTGCATAGAAACCAATGCGTGAGCACCAGGCTGCAGCTACTTGAGGACATCTAATATCAGAACCAGACTCAGCAGCGATACCGTCCCTAAATCTAAAGAACGTGCAGCCCTGACAGTCAATATGAGCACCTTCGTCTGCGAATGCACCGTCTTGATTAGTACCAGCGGATCCAATAAACAGGCAGTTTCTAAAAATTAATGTTTTACCACTACCGGCTCTTAATCCTGGATCGATAGTGTTCGTTTCTATTACCACTGGATATTTACTCCGTAACATAGCCTCATCAGCAACTATATCACCGGTACCTGTTGAAAAGTCAGAAGTAATTGGGAAGCTACTAGGCTCAGCAGCAGCATCAAACGGCTTATAGAAAATTCTTTCACCGTGAGGATGTCCAAATATAGAGAATTGATTCGTATAAGTACCTGGCCTAATTAGAACTTGTACTGTAATATTATGAGCAATATCAAAATGTGAAAGATAACGGTTAGCATCTGCAGGAGTAGCAAAATCATCACCGACACCACCTACGGTAATTGTAAGATTGTCATTAATAATCTCCTTAACGTGCCATATTTTGGTAGAGTCTTTAAAAGATAACTGCCTATAGGCATCAGGATCAGCCTCTGTCCAAGTATAGAAGCCATTAGTAATCATGGCACTTTCTGCTGCGTTAGTATCAGCCTGTACTCCTAAATCTGTTACTGCAGTTTGATTCTCTTGCCATGTACCAACACCATTTGCATCAGTAGTAAGAACATAGCCATTAGTTGCGCCAGTTGACATTTTAAAGCCGGCTTCAATATCGAGAGTAGGTACATATACAGTATTTGCATCAAATGATGACAATCCAACACCTCCGAGAATTACCGATCTATTATGGCCTACGCTCATGACAGCATTAGTTGCTCCTACTATAGCGGAGTAGTTACTATTATTAACACTACCACTACCACCAATTATTGATGAATATTGGCCGTTAGATAAATTACCACTACCACCAGCTGCTAATGCTGCAGTATTAGTGGCGGATAGGTTGCCACCGCCAACGACTGTAGAGAAGGATGCTAGTGCTTTACTATTACTACCTCCTAAGATCTCACTATCATCTCCAGTAGCTTCATTATTACTACCTCCTAAAACAATCGATCGTTTACCAGAAGCGAGGCCATTTAAACCGCCGATTGATACAGCATAGTTATTTGTAGCTGAAAGGCTAAGACCACCTATGGCAACAGAACCAGCCGCAGTCGCAACAGGGCCAAGTGTATTACCAGCAGTAACGATCCTACCTACACTAATATCGTTGAGAGTTGCTGATCCGTTGTCTGTGACTGACTCGACAGCATTAGCTGTATTATCCCAGTTAGTGGCGCTGTTTGATTGTACAACACTAGATGTATCATCCCATGTAGCACTAGTAGACTGTAGTGTAGTTACAGGTGTATCATCATATGGATCTGTATGTGCATCCCAAGAAGCGCTATTAGCAGTTACAGTTGTAAACGTACTAGTCCAGTTAGCACTGCTTGAGTTAAGGGTTGTTAGAGTTTCAAAGTCACCACTACCTGCAGATACGTCAACCCACTGTTGCGTGTTATCCTCATCATTAAGATAGTAAAACAATACACCTGTACTAGTATCAAACCACAAGTCACCGATACGAGGATTGTTCGGTGGTGTATCTTGACCTGGAATTATTTCTGTACCGCCTTTTACAGCTTCCCATGCTTGTTTGACATCGTTCCACCGCCACGTCTTTGAGCCTGTTACAAACTGTTCACCTGGTTGCGGGTTGTCTGGAAAATTAATTGCTGCCATACCTATATTTATACTATGTAGATAGTATTTTAATCTCTTTTATATAGAAATTAATATTCCGTAATTTCTATACGAGCAGTAACATCACGCTCAGCGCCGGCCACCTCAGTATATGGAAATGCAGTAATCTTACGAAGGTTTGTATCTATTTTTATAACCGGCTTTGTTGAGCTACTGTTTGCGTCGCTAGGTATCTTAGTAAAGTTATAAACATTATCACCAGTGAGTAGCGTCTCACTCATACCAAACATCTGATTATATTGAGGTGTTTGACCGGAGTTCTGCATGCCAGTACCTATTATAATACCATTCACCCAATCTATTGAAAAGGTAAAATCAAAAAATCCTTCCTCGGTAGTGCTACTACCATTTTCTGAACCAACTGTGACAAGTACCTTCAATTCTGTTTTGATAGACGTTGAACCAGCAGCCTTAAAATTAGCATATGCAGTAAATACTCCTCCCCAGTTGTTGAAGTGTGTATTTCCACTGTAACTATCCCAACAAGCATCTAACACATTATTACTCGAGACCTCTGTGGTTGGAGTAATTGAGGTAGACTCAGATTCAGATGAGCCACTATCCTCTACACTACCAATAGCTAAGAATGTTCTAGGTATACTACTAGAAGCAGCCGTCCCGTTAATAGTATCACACGTAATATTACCACCAGATATTTGAACTCTAGCGCCAAACTTAGCTCCATACCATACCTCCGTGCCTAACTCATTAACATTTCCAAACCATTGAATCTCTTTATCAATATCATCAGCGTATGTACCGGTACCAGTAAAGTTAATATAGCTACCAGTAGTTTCAAAGTCAGAGTCAAAAAAGCAACTGGTAACTGTGAGTCCCTTGACTGTTACATCAACACCGGAAGCGTTTTCAACATCAATAGCATCACTGTTTTGTACTTGATTCCAAGTACAGGCTGTAAAGGTGTTTTGATATTTAGTATCTGCAATAGTAACAGTAGTACCAGTGAAGATACAACCGATAAATGTTGTCCGTACATTTCCTACTCTAACATAACCTTCTCCAGATCCGGGGTTAGTAATACCCTGACTTAAAAAGTTACACCCTGTAAATACGTTGTCAATAGATCCGCTATAAATATTAGCAGTAAATCCTCCCTCCCGTAAAAGACAGTTTGTTATATTATTGTAATCTGAATTACCTTCTATTTGAATGCAATTACCAGTACGGGATGTATCTAGTTCATAACTAGCTTCCCCTATTCCCCATTTTGAAACTGTACAGTTAGAGACTACTTGATAATTACCAGTCCAAAGTTTTATACCATAGTTCTCACCGCCTGCATTCTCACCAAAATGATGTATCTTGCAATTAATAATTGTATTTCCATAACCTCGTGAGAGTATGCCACAAGTTAAACCATCTGCTAAGTCAGCAGACAGTCCTCCGTCAATGTGAACGCTGTCAACAACTGCACCGTCAGAAGCGGTATTTAAAGTTAGTACGGCATTGTTCCATGTAGCATCTACAGATTCGATAGCTTTTAAAGTTCCGTTCTGAAATCGTATTGATTTCGATATATTAAGTCCTCCACCAATACCAATCTCTGGCTTAATTGCGTAATAACCACCCGCAAGGTCAACCGTTACTTTACTTGCGCCAAGTACCTTACCAGACTCATTATCATCTACAATTAAACTACTAGCAGCGTCAATAGCGGCTTGAATAGCAGCGCGATCATCAGTAGCACCATCACCTATAGTACCATAGTCACGAACATCGATTATTGTTTTCGCACCAACATAATCTTCGACGTAATCTTCAATGCTTTGTGATGTAGCTAAAGAAGTAACACTAGCGTTGTTAGCAATATCATCGATGATCTCGGTAGCGGATAGTGTTGGCTGGCTATTAAACTGTAGAGCCGTTCCCGTCGCAACACCGTTTAAAATTTGGTAACTATCATTAAACTTAGCATCCATCCAAGCGAGATTGCCTTCTCCAGATGTATTACCAATCCATTGAATTTTCTTTTCTACATCCGAAACATAACTACCAGCACCGTTTACTAGAAACTCTATAATTTCAGATCGTCGTCCGTTAAATCTATTTGAAGAAACAATAAGACCACCGCAATTATAGTCTGGTTGATTGGTATTAATCTCAATAAAATTATTAGCAGGATCTGCAGTCACGTCAGTATAGTTTTTAAACAGACAGCTATTAATAGTTAGTGACTCAACCGGGTCATATAACTGGTCATCGTTAAGAGTAACATTACCACCTACAAACGTACAACCGTTTAGGTTATTATCACTCCCACCTTCGATATATACATTAACCTTTCCAGCTGTATCATCCGAACCACCTTGGTTGAATGTGCAATTAGATACGACATGCTCTGCTCCGTTAATATATAGTGGATATAGAGCCGTATCACCTTTACAGTCAATTAACTTATTCTGAAAGCCTTCCATTGAAAAGGATCGGGCTGTTCGTAAACTACTATACTCTCTACCCTGCTCAGTAAACAGCCATTCGTCAAAATCACACTTCTTTATAACACAACCCTTATTGGACTGTGGTGATGGTGCTGATTCGTCACCAATCCTGAGACCGTAAAGGGAAAAGTGGATACCTCTACAATTCGTTACGGTAACACGATTACATAAAATATGTACAAGGTTAGCATGACGTGTAAATGATCCTGGTGTACCTACAACGTCTTCCGTAATACCACCGTCAAAATTAATATCTATAACTTCACTCTCTTCAGCACCGGTGGTAAGTGTTAGTATAAAGTCACCTGTAAAACCAGGTAAGGCTAATAATCTACCATTAGTAAATCTAAGTTTTTATTTATATTGAGTGTTGAGCCGACAGCGTACGTTTTACCGTCTAGATTAACTTCAATTGGCCGGTCATCAAAATATACAGTTGGGTCTGTGTCTAGAGTACCAGCATGGGTGATTGCGGCTTGTATCTCTGCTTGATCGTCTTGTACTCCGTCACCAGCAGCTCCAAAATCTAATACACTAATAACCGTACGTAATTTGTCTTGTAATGTAGTATCAACCGCTCCAACACCATCAGGTGTATAAGCTATAGAAGCTGCATCAATATCTACGTTAGACAGAGATACACTATTCCAGGTACCGCTGGTACTATCATATCTCCAGCTCCTGTTATTTTGTGTATATATATATCCTGGTGTTGGTGAACTTGGAAAATTGATAGCCATACATATATTTATACTACGTAGATAGTATTTTAATCTCTTTTATATAGAAATTATCTACATATACCACTAGCACCAAAGACTGGATAGTTAGAGATCAGTATCCGAATGCCGTCCAGCTATAAACCCCAGCAGCGTTCGTATTCATCGTCCAACCAGTTTCACTTAGTGCAGTATATGACAGATTACTCCCTGAATCATTTATGAGAGATCTTTGTCCTTGTAAATTTAAACAAGCATTAGGGAATGCTGTAGGGAAGGTAAAACTCTGGGTACTGGTAGTGGCAGTTACTTGTCCAAACTTCATAATGAAACCATTAGGAAACGTTATGCTTTCTTCACCAGCGTAAGTTGCTGGAGTAAAGTCTCCTGAACCTATCCAACTAGCACTATTAGCACTTACAGTTGTATATGTGCTATCCCAATTTTCAATACTTTGAATAGGTTGACTGTTATCTTTAATAATTGATCCATCAGTATCAATAACATTTAGTGGAGAACTATAGGTTGTTGATCCTAAAATATTATTTACATCATTAGTAAAACTAACAGCTCCACCATCCTCAACCTCTATATCTTCAAAACCAACACCTGACCCACTAAGTGAAATAGGATCAAATAAGTATAAATTACTATCAGCATATGATCTAATATTCCACCTGTCATTATCTATACAAGTTAAATCACCTATTCTTGCTACACTAGATTGTGAGAGAAAAATACCAGCGTCACAGTTTTTAATTATATTACCAGATAAGGTACCTGCTCTAGGTGATAACAGAGTACCATGATCGGTTATACTTATTGCTTCACTCAGTGTTGCAAGAGGTCCTTTACCACACTCTTCTATGACGGATTCATACCATGTTCCCATACTATTTGTAGCTACTTGAAGACCATGATTATCACACTTATAAATTGTATTACGCCTTCCTAGTAATTGTGATGTTGAATTCACTTTTATACCAGCTCCACCTGACCCGTCGACGGCATCTTCAGTTATATATGAAACACTGGTATCAAATATACGTAAATAACTACCATTAATTGCTTGAATACCGTTTCCAAAGCCAAAAAAGCTACAACCTATGCTGTAAAATTTACCTTGATCGTTTACATTAACAGCTCTAGTAATTGATTCTGTGTCTTTATAGATCAAAATATCCTCTATTCTGGCTGTACCAAATGGTAGACTTAATGCATTAATTTGGTTAGAAGGACTAGTAAACTTGAACTTAACTGAATATTTACCTTTAAGCATGTTTAGATCATCTGCTGACACACCAGTAAAATCTGTACTTTTAGGATATGTAACACTCGGTGAACCATCAAAAGGTCCGATAAATATATTGTCTCCATTATCGTGCGAAATATCTAAAGAACTATTAAATTCATATTCACCAGGCCTAATTTGAATATTAATTACTGCACTATCTCTCATCTTAAGATATTGCACATATTGAATTGCAGTTTTAAAACTAGTAAAATGATCACCAGGCTGATCACCAACAATAAATGTCTCTCCATGAGAAAATTGTGATACATGAAATATTACAGTATCTCTCTTACATGACAGCATACTGCATGCTGGGTTTCCATCCAAAGTTTTACACCATGTATAGAAGCCATCGTAAGTCATAGCTGCTTCAGCACTACTATCATTGTTAAATGTACCTAGATCCTTTACCGTCCAATCACCGCTAGCACTCTGAACTGTTGTATACGCTGAGTTCCAGTCAGCTGATGAAGTCGCGACAATAGTATCACCACCATCACCTGCACTTTCCCATGAAACTCCTGTCCACCTCCAACTCTTATCGTTTTGTGTATGTATTTCACCAACTGTAGTTGGTACTGGGAAATCTAACTTAGCCATACATATATTTATGCTACCCGTTCAGAATTATTACGATAGATTTTATAATACTATACTGGTGTTACAGATGATGATCCGTCTGCGATATACCAAACATCGGTTGCTGACGCTCCAGCTGCAACCATGATCCTGTTGTTAGTAGTATCAAACACCATAAGTCCTTGACGCTTACGTGTGGTATTAATATCTGCTGTAGCGTCTAGAAGGTTAACTTCAGTGTCCATTACCAGTGTGATCTCTTGCTGCCCATTATTACGTACACGCGCAACTTCACTAGCGTTTGCCGCACTACCATCTGGCGTGAGGTAAGTAACCATACGGAATGGTGTATCAAAGGATGCATGATCACCATCAGCTTCAAACTGAATATATCCACCAGAGTTGGATGCTGCATTGTTTCCGAAGTCATTACCTCTATCTGCAACACCTCCGAATCTGACAACACTATCACCTTCAACTAAGTAGTCATCACCGAACGTGCCAATAGTTGTGCCTCTGGACTTAGCACCAACAAACATTACAGGGTCGGTACCTGTACCCCATCGCGACGCTGTAAATCCAGTTGATCTATCATCGTGAGCGGAGTAGGTTGTTAATCTATTGGCAATTTCTATGGCGTAGTCGTTTGTATTAGGAGATACAACCAGTTTATCACCATCCCAATATAAACCTTCTGTAATCTGGTAGTTGTCTGGTAGCTCACCCCCATCTCGTAGACTACCGGTAACCGCAATACTATCTACACCAGTCCATGAGCCAACACCTTCTGCTGTCTTGGTAAACTGTGGTGATACATTTTCAAAGATGCACCCGACAACTACAACACCCTCAACAGTCTTGCCTGCCTCTGTTGCTTTGAAGCGGATAGCAGTATCAACACTAGTCGATGGTAACCCCTGCTGAACTGAGCTATCAACGAACTTGCATCCAGTAAATGAGTTCTTGAAACCGTTCTCAATTAACACTTCACCATTATCGAAGTAGCAACCTGTAAACATATTGCCTACTGCGTAAGTGCCTGCCACTGTGTCCGTCTTTAACCAGACACATACATGACCCACGCCCTCGGTAGGTGCAGTTACAAAATGGCAGTTGTGCCAAAGATTAGCAGATCCTTTATCACTCTTCATCGGATACAAACCATGTGAACAATTAATGTTTGAGAATAAGCAGTCGTTAGTATCAACACTTAAACAAGTTGATGTCCTGTAGGTATAATCCTCAATACCATTATTGGTTGGAACTGCATTTGTATCTGCATTTGTCCACTCGTTAAGGATCATGTTTTCAAACCTACCACCTTGAACGCTCACAATGTAGAGACCGAACTCCCTCATGTGGATCATGTTGATGTTGGTGAACAAGCATCGCTGACACTGAGTAGCGTAGATACCATTTGATCTCTTGCTGCTGTCAGAGACATCTAATCCGCAGTCGATGTCGAGGTCGTGAATGATTAAGCGTTCAGTAGCGAAGCTGGAGACATAGATAACACATGAGTCTGTGCCGTCACCAACAGGAAAGTCAGTAGTAACAATTAAGTTACCGTTGCCGAACTTGATCTTGCGGTTGATGGTAAGTGTTGATGTCACCCTGTAAAGTAATCCACCCAAGTCTACTTGGACGTATCCAGCACCAACATCAGAAAATTCAGTATCACACAGTGACTCGGCGTGATCAATGGCTGCTTGTATTGCTGCTGTGTCGTCCGTAGTTCCGTCACCCACTGCACCAAAGTCTGCTGGCGTAATACGCTCACGTAGCTTGGCTCGGACTGTGGTTACTTGCGCGCCAGTACCAGCCGGAGTGTATGATACAGCGGATGCATCCGCAGCAGTTGCAACTGTTGATACCCATTGGCTCGAGCCACCGACTTCAACGTAATAAACATACAAATTACCGTCACCAGTATTAAACCACAAATCACCGTCTGATGGGGTAGATGGTACAGTCTCGGAAGTTGTTACACTGGCACCACTACCTATAGATGCGATAGATGGTGTAACCGTTACCCATTGCAGCGTAGTATTATCTGCGTAATATATATACAATACAGCTGTATTAGTATTAAACCAAAGATCACCTGCACTTGGATCTGCTGGTGCAGTTTCTTGAGATACAACATTAGCTCCTCCACCCTCAGCATTCGAACTAGTTGATACTGTTACCCACTGATCAGTATTACCATCACCATAGAAAACTGACAATACAGCAGTATTATCATTGAACCAAAGATCACCAATACTCGGATTTAGAGGAGGAGTTTCAGAAGTCGCAATAACAGTACCTTCACCTACACCTAAAGTAGTCCATGAATTGCCAGACCACTTCCATGTTTTTAATCCCGTATTATAAACTTGACCTACTGATGGGTTTGCTGGAAAATTTAAAGCCATATACAGTTATTTAGTCACAATTACTATAAACAGTCGAAAATAAAAACCAAAACTTTATAAAAAACTCTAACGAATTAATTGCAATAGTTATGTTGTTGGATCCATTTCACCAGTCAATATCACAGTCGAATCCACCACCTGCTACAGGAATGCTTATAGTGTAGTTATCTGAAGGTACAAGCCACTCCGACCTAAACCGCGTATCTCCTCCACTATGCTGACCTGGGGCTGTATCAATACCACTCATATTAAACTGTTGACCATATATAGAAGTTTACACTATCATGAGTAAACCAAGATAGTTGAGCTAGCTCGTTGGGACCCATATCAACCGTTGCTGCAACATCACCCGCTGCTGTATTATAACCTGCGTCAAGTGTCAATAAATGACCTCCGACTGCATCTTGAATGACTGTTAAAGTACCACTACTTCCCGACGGGGCGTTCGTTATTGTGCTCAGTGTTCGATCCGCTGTAAGAGTAAGTAAGGCATTTATACCCGAACTGGCATCGTAAGTTACTGTCGCTTGATCTATTAAGGTCTGCGGTACAAGATAATCGTGAATAATCTCTTTATAATCCGTATTATCCCATGAGCTTAACGCAGCGTTAAACACCAAAATATCACCCTCCTGTGGATTGGTAATCCTAACATCGTGTAATTCATCAATGTGGTAACCGTGTTCTTGTCTTATAAATAATGTTCTTTTATTACCCTCTACACCTATAACCATAGCTGTAGGAATAATTTTGTTTGGTGATAGTGGTGGGTTGTTCGTTAACTTACCAGCCTCTGTGCTTATATATAGAACAGTTCCTTGTTCCCAATCAGGATCCTCATCCTCAAATCCAGGCTTATCAATATTTTCTACACCAACAATATCTGTAACTATCGACTGACCATTCTCAACTACAACATCTCTTACTTTACCAAAGGTAGTAATATAACCAAATCCATTCTGAGCAAAATCTTGTGTTGCGACTCCAACAAAAAACAACTCGTCAGCTGCCCCGGGTACTACACCCTCAGCTGAACTAGCGCTATATAATGAGACCTCTATCTTACCACTACCCCCACCTACAGCTCCAGATGCATAAACAACTTGACCGTTCAGAATTGCTTCAGATGCTTTAACATTAATAACCTGCTCTTCACCAACCTGTAAGACCACATTATTATCTAGGCTCAAGTCTAATGTAGACTCATCTACATTCCAACTCAGATTACCAGCTACTGATGTTTCAGGGTCAGTATTAAAGTGTATTATATCAGCAGTTAGTGCAGTCGTAACCATATTACTTGCTGATAGTAAACCATCAACTGACATAGTACCACCACAAGCACTGACTTCATTTAAAAGAACCGTTGTATTACAAAAATCACCAGCGCCAGCACTACCCCATGAAGCACTATTAGCACTTACAGTAGTATAAGTAGACTCCCAGTTACCGGTTAACGGATACAGCCAACTATCATCGTATATTAATCCATCACCACCGTCCCACTGGCTACTTAAACTCTGAACAGTATTATATGTACTACACCATTCGTCACTATCGCCACAGTTTGATGTTATAACACCATTGACTTGCAAATTACCATCCATTGTACCACCGAGAGCAAATTGTGTAGCCACACTACCACCACCACTTGACATCTCAATAAGTCTTTTAAGGGAAGATATCTCATTAGTGAACCTCTCAGATATATCTTGTTGAAGTTCTGTTTTTAACTTTTTAACGCTCTTGTTAAAAGCTTTAGTACCTTTTTGCGGATTTAAGCTCTCTGCTATAATTGTAGAGTTAGTATTTGTATCTATTTGATTAAGTAGCTTATCCTTACTCTCCTCTATTACATTAGTAAAGTAATGTCTCTGTTCGGTAGTAAGTTCTTCCATTTGATTGGAGACCTTATCAATCTTATCATCGTAATAGCTACGTATATTAGAATCTATACTCTGTAGTTCCTCTAATACCCTCTCTTCTAATAAAGTCACATCTCTAGATGTCGTTGTAACTTTATCTTTAATCTCTTTTTCTAATTGTAATACAGATGTTTTAATATTACCAACCCTACCAAGAGCCTTATCTACTCCTTTTTTAATCAGATCGTTTAGCTCTACATTTTGTGATGTAATAGTATTCTCTAAACTATCGATATATGATTTACTCTCGCTAAGCTCTAACTTAACCTGTTCAACTACTCGCTGCTCAGTTTCGCTTAACGTATTGTTAATATCCTCTGTAATAGAAAACAGCTTATCTTTACTACTACCAATTATATCATATAAGGCAGGATTAATCTTTTCCTCAACCAACTTATCAGTAATCTGATTAACTCTATCGCTGAGAGAAGCAGTTAATTCCTTAATACGCTCGTTATTGTTTTCGAAGAAAACATTAAAATTGCTTTCAATTCTAGCTGTTAGGTATTTTTCTAACTGACTATATTGTTGCTCGTTATGTACCTCCTGATCAGACCTGCTATTAATAAGGGCACTATTAAATTCGTCTAATAAGTCGTCCTTTGCTATATCTAAAAACTGTTTAATAGCTAGCTGCTTCTCCTCTATAGTATCATTAGCTTCTTCTATCTTTTGAAGCTTTATTCTTTCTGCATACTCACCAGCTAGCTTTCTTGTGTTTTCAATCTCCTCAAATATGTCCTCTTTATACTGACCCTCTATATCAATAATTGCCTCTTCCTCCTCAATGAGCGGTTGAAGACTATGTAACTCTTCTTCAATTACAGACTCCTCTACTACATTACCCTCAATACAGGAAGCTACGTCCTTATTGTATAATACTTCGAATCTGTCTCCTTCAGTTAAAATAAAGGAGATACTTCTACTAACGCCATCCTCTACTACTGGTATAGATATTACAGGACTACCCTTAAAGGTAGAATCTTTTTCTGCAATATACTTTGTACCGTTTATCTCAAATTCAAACACATCGAAGAAAACCTCTTCATAGCTTTCAACTGTTAGGATGTTATGAACTGAGTTAGTAAAGGTCGGATTAACCTCTTCGCTAAACAGTTTGATCATATGTAATTATATTTAGTCTAAGTCGATCAAAAGACTACTAATATTTACACCTCAATAGATGCAGCCTGCTGGAAGATAGTATCAAGTGCTGTGTCATCTAATCCAAGACCGGCTGCCATACCAACGAGCAGGGCTGAATCTCTCTCTAGAGTATTACCACCGTAAAATACTTCTTCTGCTACAGCCTTTTGTACAGGATCACTAGATAAGCTCTCAACTATTGTATTAATACCATCCATAAGCATACCATCACCGTAAGGTGTTACCTTTGCTATAGCACGAATACGCCAAGCTGGTTGAACATACCATCTCGGGTTAGGAGCTGGTGGAGCTTCTACTTGTTTCCAACCATATGCTTCTGTAGTAAGCTCACGCGACCAAACAAATCCTTCTGCAGGTGCTTCTTCAGGCCTTACTAAGTCCTCTACATAATTATAACCAGCAGGTGTAGGTGGGAGGCTGTTAGTAGTTAAAGATATAGGTAACCCACCTAGACTTTTACTATAAAAAGCTAACGGGTTTGTTGTAATGAGTTTATATGTTTTCATATATTAAATTAAGCTATTGCGTTACTTACATAGAGGTAATTAAATTCGCCATCATAATACCAGCCTATTGTTATTCTACTTGAGATGCTATTTGTTAATGTTGCTATATCAGCAAGATCACCAGCCATAACAAGTGATGGATATACATCGGCTGGAAAGGTCCACCCACCGCCATCAGAAGATACTATAACCATACCAGATTCTCCTGGTACCGCGTTGGATATAGTGAATGATGTTACGTGACTTGTTAGTGTTGTTAATGCGCTTTCACCTAAGCCTACATCTAAATCTAGTGCACTATTTGAGGTTACTATTGTCTGTTGAGTATTATCCCAAGATGCACTATTAGCACTTACCGTACTATATGTTGAATCCCATGTAGCGCTAGTTGATTGTAAAAGCGTATCATCATAACCTATGACCCCTTCTGGTAAGTTCCAATGCCCAGTACCGTCTGCATCTGTACATGTTAGGACTTTTCCAACTGCTTCGTTACCATCTACTAGTCTAAGACCGCCTAGAGCTTTAAAGTTTATCGAGTTAGCTTGTACTGATGAGAAGGCAGTTGTGGTAGTACTATCACTAAAGATGAAGACACCATCGTGCGATGCGCTAGCGGTTGAACCAACAGCAAAGGATTTATTAGCTCGTATACTATTATTAGTACCACCGGGGATAGTGTTAGCATATCCTATAATACTATTACTATCACCACCACCTATACTATTAGTATAGCCTATAATATAACTATTGCTGCCGCCGCCTATAACATTATTAAATCCCATAGGGTCGAACGTAGCGTTATTATATCCCCCACCTATTGCATCTTGAGCACCGTTTGCCAGATTACTATTACCACCAGCAATAACAGAATTAGATCCGCTTGCTACTTGTGTTTCTGTCTCTCTACTAGTTTGTAGATCTACACTACCTTCACCACGACTCAATCCAGCAACCTGACCCTCGTCTGTAGCTCTTATATTAAGAGTATTTCCTAGTAATGAATCATCTTCGACCCAAATAACTCCGGAACCCTGTATAGTGCCACCTATACTATCATTAAACCAATCAGCACTATTAGCGCTTACGGTTGTGTATGTTGACTCCCAGTTAGCACTAGGCGTTATAAGCCATGTATCATCATAATCTACACCAAACCAATCAGCACTATTAGCGCTTACGGTTGTGTATGTTGACTCCCAGTCACCTGATAGTTCAGCTAATTCACTATCAGCTAATAACGCACCAGATAAATAATTAGCGAGTAGATCTAAAGAGCCGGCTTTAGTAGTACCATCTTGTACCATTACTATTGTTTCGTCTCCGGTATAAAAATTACTACCAGGTAGTTCAGAAATCTTTTTCGCCATACTATTATTTAGTTGATAAAGATAAATTTTAACATATAATAGTGATATGACTTCGAATATTCCTGTTAAGTTTGATGAAGAATCACATACTTACACACATAAAACTCTAGATAAGTTAATATCTGTTACTACCTTACTAGGTAAATATAAAAAACCCTTCGATAGTAACTATCATGCAGAGCGGGTTGCTAAAAGAGAGGGTGTTTCAAAAGATATAGTACTTGAGATGTGGGAGGCGGAAAAGAATAAGGCTTGCGATAAAGGTACTAAGATACATAAGCTGCTAGAAGATTATATTTCGTATGGTGATATCAAAAATGATTACGGTTGGCTGTATAAGTCGTATGATAAAAGTGTAGAGTATTATATCGATAGGTTCAGTAAAGTTTACTGTGAGAAGCTACTATATAACGAAGAGTATAAAGTAGCAGGCACTGCTGATCTAATTTATGAGCATAGTAAAGATGAATTTACTTTAGGAGACTTTAAGACTAATAAGAAGTTTAGATTTAGCTCTCCGTTTGGAGAGAGGTTATTAGAACCAGTTGATCATTTACATAATTGTGAGAATAATATATACGCTTTACAGTTATCCATGTACGCTTACTTTTACGAGCAGCTCACAGGTAAGCGTTGTAGAAAGTTAGTTATATTTTATCTGAGTGGTGATAGATTTAAGGCCTATCACTGCAATTATCTTAAGAGTGATGTAGAAAAAGTATTAGAAAACTACAAACGACTGACTAAATAGCTTGAGATGAAGGTTGGAAAACTAATCAAAAAATTTGAAACGAAGCTAGATGAACTCTATGAATCTCTTTATGAGTTGAGAGATTCTCTCGATATGGTTGAGGATGAACAGGTTGACTATCTCGTCAATGGATTCGTTGATCAAATAGAGCTAGTCGTTGACGAAGGTAAAATAACACCTGACGATATTAAAGATCAGCTCTTATCATTAGAAGAGGAATAAATAAAAGTATGAATGAGTTTGATAACCTTTGTGAAGGTATTTTAAGATCAGTAGATGACACTATTGACTATAATCCTGAGGAGTTAGCTAAAGGTATTAAAGTTGAGATGGAGCATACAACCGACAAAGCAACCGCTGAAGTAATTGCAAAGCAGCACATTGCTGAGGTATCCGATTACTATACAAGACTAGAAACAATAGATCCACATAAGTAGTTGATTTTAATAATTCATATATTAAAATAATATATATATATGAAAAAAGTTTTAATTTTAGGCTACGGCTATACTGGAGGGTATTTGTATAATAGACTTAAGAAGGATCATGATGTAGAGATTGTCTCAAAAGCCTCTCTAAACTATACCGACTCTGATATTCTCGAGACGTATCTATTTGAGTATAAGCCTGATTACGTAGTTAATTGTTCTGGCTACACAGGCAGACCTAACGTAGATGGATGTGAAGATAATAAAGAGGATTGCTGGAAGTTAAATGTAACAGCTCCTGCAATGGTCAACAACGCTTGTAGGGTGCATAATATTCCTTACATTCACATCTCTTCTGGTTGTGTTTACTCGGGTTATGAAAAAGCATGGACTGAAAAAGACCCAGCAAACTATGGAGTGTTTAGTAACGAGTCGTCATTCTACTCAAAGTCGAAGCATGCTTATGAATTAGCGAGTAGTGATTATGGGCTGACTATCAGAATCAGAATGCCATTTGATGATGATAATACTGATAGGTCTATTGTTGCAAAGCTTCTTAGATATGATAAGCTAATTGACCCGGGTAAAAACTCAAAGACATACATGAATGATCTTACTAAGTTTATTAACAAATACATCTCAGAAGGTCATAATGATAATGAAATTATTAACTTTGTTAACCCAGAACCTCTTTCTACTCTTGAAGTTACAGAGATTATGAAGGTGAATGGTATGGTTAATGAAAACTGGGAAGTGGTTGAGTTTGAAGAGCTAGGAACAAAGTGTGGAAGAAGTAATTGTACACTTGACATTACTAAGCTTAAGAATAAATATGGTTTTGAGCCTCTAACTGAACAAAAGGCTCTTCTTCAAGCACTATACTGGAATGCAAAATAAAAAAAAGAAATGGCTAATTTGTGATAGCGAAAAAGAAGTAATTATCGAAGCATTGACCATGTGGGGTGCATTAGGTATTCATCTACATGGGGATCGTTTTGGTCTCAGTAATGATTGGCAGTATACAACTACAAAGACAGGTTGGATACTTGCAGTAGATGGAGCTGAGCGTAAGTTTGGTAGGAAGAAGATTAAACTAAAGGAGATTGAGTAATGCAACATAACTGTGACTATAGTCTAGAGTATAGAGAGCTTAAGGCTGCGAACCCTGACAGACCTATTGTAGGATTTACGGCAGGTAATTTTGACATTTTACATTACGGATACACAGTTACGTTTGAGGAAGCGAAAAGGCATTGTGATAGGTTTATTGTGTTCTTACAACAGGATCCATCTGCAACTAGAAACACAAAGTATAAACCAATCGTGCCGTATTATGAGAGGTATAAGAACTTAATGGCTGTGAAGTATATTGATGAGATCTATATGTATCAGACTGAAGAAGAACTGATAGACTTGATACAATTCTTTAAGCCAGATATTAGAATACTCGGTGAGGATTATATTAGCATGCCCTTTACAGGTGACGATCTACCACCAAAGGTAGTTTATACAACAAGGTCACATGAGCGCTCTACTACAATGATTAAGAATAGAATCACTGCTATGACAATAGCTCAGAATCCTGAGCTGTTAGAGAAGATGAACACAACACAGATCAAGAAGGGTAACTTTTCTAGTATAGAGGGCTAGAGTAGGTACTTTCTTATAAGACCATCATCAGATAAAATCTCCGCTGTAGGTGTTACAGGTGCCTTTACTTCCTCATCATCGTCATACCCTTCGTAGTAACCATACAAGTCATCACTGTCACTACTCTCCTCGAACGACATACTACTGGCTTGAGCAGGTGCTGGTGATGGTTCGGCATAAATATGCTTTATCTTTATATCTGCTAGAATAACTTTCTTTAACGCTTTGGTTTCTGGCTCACTGTTCGAGCGATTTAAAAAATCCTCTACATCCACTTTAGTAAACTTACCCTTTAAACTTGTGACAGGGTCATCATATAACTCCCAAACATGTATAGGTAGGTACAATCTTGCTACTTTAGCGCAGTCCCTAATAACATAGTAAGCTGACTTCTTTAAGACCTCAATTCCAGTATCAGGACTATCATGCGCCTTGCCGGCTGGTCCCCAAAGCTTAGCAATTTGCTCTGGATTATTATTTAGTATTGCCTCTTCAAACATATTGATTAATTATATTTAGTTGCCATATAGAAAAGAGCTACTATAATTAGGAACACTGATATAATAATAAGGACAATGAAATCGAAAAGTACAAAAGGAAAAAGTTTTCCTAAGAAGCCTGTTGAATTCGGAACATTTCTCATTGAGTATAGAGACTCAAAGGATGGAATGCTTCACTTTCTAAAGGAACGTATCGATACTATTGATGAGGCGCAAGCGGCTATAGATAAGTTACTACAGCAAGGCGCGTACGAACCTACTATTAGAAAGATTGGATGATAACATTACTACCGTCAACTGGAGTTAAGAAGTTAACAGGTATCAACTATGATACATTAGAATGGGTAATAGACAAAGTACTAACTGCAAACTTAGGGCAGAGCTTTAACTATAATATTACGATTCATAAGAGCCGTATTAAAGAGACTTCGTATGTGTGGCTTGAGAATAGGTCACGTAACTTTAAGATATACCTAGACTGCTCTGGTGACATTAGATATTCTATTAGCACAATTCTCCATGAGATTAGACATATTCTACAGCACAATTTCTTTAAGTTTAGTATGGCTTGTGCATACAGTACGTATAAAGAGTACTATAATTCTGCAGAGGAAAAGGATGCACGTAAGTTTGAGAAGCTAACTACTTCAGTACTACATACATACAAAGCACTTGAGCAGTCTAAGGTAGTTTTTAAGAAGAACAACTTAGGAACTACTATATAATAAGAGTATACAAAAAAAGAGCCTAACGTTTTAAGTGAGCGCCTTCAAAAGGAACTACCTTATAATTAATAAGACAACAAACAACAACAATAAACAGTAGAAAATAATAATATGGGATTCATAACCGAAATTAAAAGCCTCAATGAGGTACCGCAATTCGAAGTCGAAAAAGTACAAGTATTCGATGGTAATAAAAGGTGCATTGATGGTGTTTATTCACTCCAACGTTCTGATACAAATCAGCATTTAGGAATGGTTAAGGATAAGTATCGCCCTATTCAGATGAACGAGATGATTGATATCATTTCAGAAGCATCTGATAAGGTTGGTGATATTGATCACATTGGTTACACTACCTCTAAAGGTGGTCGTAAGGTCGTTATTCAATCGAAGTACCGTGACACGCTTGATGTAGGTGGTGATAAGATTGATCCATATATCTATACTGTTATTGATAATACAGGTATGGGTAGTAATAAGATGATTCCAAGCTCTGTTCGAATTGCTTGTGATAATGCTTTCCACTTGATTGCTCAAAATGAGGAAGCTAGTGATCGTGCTCGTCACTCTGCATCATTCGATACGCATGTAGATGGTATGATTAACAATATCGTAAGTGCTATTTCTACTACTAAGAACTTTACTCAGATTGTTGAGAAGCTTAAGAATGAGAAGTTCAACCGTGATCAGATGGTTCAGTTTACTCAGAAGCTTATCCCGGTTGAGAAGGAAGAATCAACACGCCGTCAGAACAAGCGTGAGAAGCTTGTAGAGCTCTACGAAGGCGGTCGTGGTAATGTTGGTGAGAGTCGTTGGGATGCATTCAATGCTATTACTGAGTTTGAGACTCATAGTGGTAAGCAGTCGCCAGAGAAGCTCATTCGTACTTTCTCTGCAAATACTTTATCACGCCAGGCTCTTAATCTCCTCACAATTGCGGGTTAGTTCTAATAAATAACTATAATGTATAAAGATAAAATTGGAAGATTTGAATTTGTATTTGAGGAAGCAACAGCTCGTATCATCGTCTATAGAAGCGGTGATGCGGCCCCTGTTCGCCACATCAATGTAAGTAAGGAGCTATCTGAGAAGGACTTCCATTATGAGATAATGGACTTTGCTGCAAAGATGGGTGATTAAACTAGAATGAATATACGAAGACGCATAAAGAGGTTTTGCTTGCATAGCTATGAGACTGATCGTACTGCATTTGTATGTGAGCTAATCAGTCTTGTGTTTGCAGTTATAGCTAGCTTAATGTTAGCTGTGACAGCTGAATCACCGGACATGAGGCATATATATCCAGGCTTCTTTATAAGCTGTACAGCGGCAACGTACGGATACTATAGACGCAAGCTAGCCTGGCCGATGATATTGACCTCATATTATATGATTGTAAACATATTCGGAATGGGAGTAGTATATAAATTATGGTAACAATGAAACTTAAACTAGCCTTAATAATACTGCTTTGTGTATCATGTAGCACACAAAACCTATCTCAGAACTCTTTATTTGTAGACAGTCTAAATGCAAAGAAATATAATGCACGTATAACATACTACAGCGTCGGTCAAGACAAGTGGGGTGATAAGGTAGCATGTCCAAAGACACCTAGAGCAAAGGAGGGTATTACAGTTGCTGCACATCCTGACTTTAAGTTTGGTACACAGGTCTTTATTCCTGAGCTTAAAAATAAGATAGGTGATGGTAAGTTCGTTATACAGGATAGAGGGAGCGCAGTTAAGAGCAAGAAGGCAGCTAACGGCAAAGCGTATGTCTTTGATGTGTTTGTAAAAACACAAAAGGAATTATGGCGGCATGCATATAATAAACCGATGTATATGGACGTGTACATTTTAACAACAGAGAGTAAATAACAATATGAGAATAAGAGGCAATACAGCAACAAACGACATCACCGGCAATGTTATTAAAACAAAACCACCGACAACATTGTATGCAAATAACCATGATAAAATCTTCGCCAAGAAGCCTGCTACTGAGTGGATTACTTTTGCTGATCATAAGGAGCATAGTCTAGATAATTTTTTAGAAGATGTTGATGTAGTAACTACTACACCTATTAAGTATAAAGAATTTAAAGAGAGGCTGGGACTATAATGGATAACCAGCTTTTTAATTACCGGGCGATTGTAACAGGTGTCTATGATGGTGACTCTATTACAATTGACATTGACTTAGGTTTTAACAACTGGAAGAAGAATCAAAAAGTCAGGTTGCTTGGAATTAACACTCCCGAGATTCGTGGAGAGGAGAGACCGGATGGTTTGGTAGCACGTGATCGCTTACGTGAACTAATTCTAGATAAAGAAATCATCATTACATCATATAAAGATAAGTCCGGTAAATATGGTAGGTGGTTAGCTACTGTATTTTTAAAACAAGATGGTATGTTTGAGAATATAAACACATTACTACTTGCTGAAGGTCTTGCAGAAGTGTATGGATCTTAAAAGGAACATCCTTATAATATTATTATGATTGAAGTTGATTTTGTAAGAGTGTCTACGATGACTGGTGTGCAGCGTACTAAAACATTAATGGTAGATGCGGATAAGCTCAGAGCGTATGGTCGTGGAGAGATCTATATTCAGGAAGCGTTTCCACACCTATCAGCAGATGATAGGGAGTATATTATTTCAGGATGTACTCCAGAAGAGTTTGA